CTTAATTTCTTTAGAAAGTTCCGTCATAATAACACTTCTGCTCTGATTCTCCAGTCTAGCAGCCATCTTAGCTGGTATGCCCAAAAGTTGACTCCGCAATTTAGATAACATGTCTGTCATAACTCTTTCGACATCTGCCGCATCATGTGACAGATTTTGTCGCTTTGCCAATTCAAGTTCAGCTAATTTACGTTTTGCAGCTTCATGCAATGCTTTTTCAGACCAATAATCATCTTCATCTTTACTAGAATATTTATTTTCATAGAACGAAGCTATTGCCATTGTCAAAACGAAGTCTCCTTCTATTTCACGATGCAAAACTTCCTCATTTACCAACTGATTTACACGTCGTTCGCTGATGCCCAATAATTCGGCAAGCTCTCTTGCAGAGCCACGTTTCAGCATTTTTACCACTTCTATTTTCACCGCCTGTCTACTACAAAAAGAAGGAAATAGGAAAAAATATTTTTAAATCTAAACCTTTTTCGGGGCTCGAAAGACCCGCAAAGAAAGTTATACACAGGAAGAACCTATAAAAATTCCCTGCAAATGGACATAAGAAAAGCGCTCACTAAGGTGAGTGCTTTTCGGGTGTGAATGCTTCACGGTTTTATTATCTTTAAAAAAAACTTTCTACATCATCTAATTTATTCCAGTCGCCTTTTATTGCAATTCTTAGGTTTTCAATTATTTCCTCCATCGATTTTTCTTGTTTTCCACCAAAGCATTGTATTGCATGCATCCGCTGCAAATATTCTTCTTCCTCAGTCGCCTCTTCTATGTCTCTCAGAGATTCTAAGCCTTTTTTTAATATTTCTTCAATTTTTCTTAAGCAATTAATAACATCTGCCGAATACCATTCGCTTTTTTTTATTATATCAGAAATAATCCTCTTTTCAGTCAAGCTTTTATATTCATCTTCAAAACATGAATAAATCAAGAAAGGTGGTTCAGCAACAAAGCAATAAATCATTTTATCAATGTTAAATACAAACTCCTCTAACTCCTCATACGCTTCTATCCTCTTGTCAATTATCTTCTTGTAATAGTCACGTTTGTAATCGTTCTTTTTATGCCACCATAAACATAAATTACTTATTATTGTACTAATAACAGCAGACCCAACTATCGCTTGCCAAAATTCACTCAACACAATCACCAGCCTTTTTAGATGACTTTATTATACCATAAAAGCCGCCAGCATTTATGCCAGCGGCTAATTTTACTTACACTTCTTCCTGCACATATTATATCACCTGTTTGGCAACGTGTCTTGGCAATGTTTTTGCAGTCTACTTTGGCAATTACAACGCCTCAGCTCCGTAAAGTCTTAGCGCCATTTGCTTTATAAGTCTACTTCTGTTATACCTTACCGTTCTTTCCGCACAGGGGATTTGACCTGCAATTTTTTCATCTGAAGCTTTTTGAAAATACTTCATTGCAACAACCGAATAATACTCATCACCTTCTATTGCTTTTAAAGCTGCATTAATTTCATCAACTTCTTTCTTATCGCGCTGCAGCTTAATTTCAACTGCTAATATCTTCCCAGCCTGACGTTCTTCCGGTGTTAGCCGAATACCATCAACGCTAAACGATGTGATATCCTTTGACTTCTCTGTAATCTTTTCTTGCTTTAAATCCTCAATGTCAAGCCTGTACCTTTTGATATTCTCTAACAGCGTAGGATAGGCGTATAATCGTGCTTCTGTCTGCTTATAACAATTCCCTTTACCTGCTGGCTTTACAACCGCAAAAGCTGATTTTACAGCTTCTAATGCGGCTTCTTTTGCCGCACGCTTGATAAATTTATTGATTTCCTGCTCTGTCAACCAAAATCACCCCTCTGCCCGTAAAACATCTGTAGCAACGTCTATCGCAGCACTTTCAGCTTCACTCAGCTGATGGCCATGCTGCACCTGCCCTAACATACCGATCACGCTCCGGAATCGATTTTCTTTTACACAATTTACCCTGCGGCAGTAAACTTTATTCTCGCTTACTTGACGGCTCCACACGCAGCCCTTACTCTTATGTGCCATTCTAATCACGCTCCTTTACTCCAATTGCTCAATTCGTACATAAAGCCCTGGCTGCTCTGACCAAAACTTTTCTGTAATCTCACTTGCTACCTGTGCATCGTCTGTCCAATAGCCGAGCCCAGTCATTACATCCTTAAGCAGCTTGATCATATTATCAGTGTCCGGCTTTGTAATTTTATATTCGCCGTTCTTATGTTTCCCTATAGCTGTATAGCACCATTTAGTCAAAAGCCTTATCGGACCGGTCAGCTTTTTTTCAGGTACATAAGCTGCCAGGTGCGCACTAAACTTCTGCCTGGCATCTTTAAGTGCGTCAGGTTCATAATAGTGTGGCTTACCGTTTACAACATGGACCTTTTTCTGCTGATGCGTAACTGTTGGCAGTTTCATCTGAATAAAGAACTCAATCATCATATGCTCCTCTTTCGTAAGCTTCCCGCCATTCTTGAATCGTAGCCAGCAAATAGTCAGCGCCTTCTTTACTTCCAAGCAATTCCTTTCGGTCAATTGTATTTTTTACGATAAGAGTTCCGTCTGTTTTCATAAAACCAAATTGTAATTTTCCAGCCTTCTCATAACAACGCATAAAGCTATTACCGAATTTTACAACTTCTCCTTTTTCAGTTTCCCAGTATTTACTATTTTTCATTTTTCATTCGCTCCTTTTTCCTTTCGCGCAGTATACCTCTTCCTACAACCGAAAGGAATTTTCCCGCCAAGCCAAGGCGGAAAATCCTTTTGTTGTATAGGAATACAACCTACAATGACTAATCATATATATATATACATCGCGCGCGCGTATATCGCGTATATAATATTAGTGAACATTCACTTAAGGAAAATCTCGATAATCGCTCGACTTTTTCCGATTCGGAAATTCTCGATAATGTTCGATTTTTTCCAAATTGTCAGAAAACGGCGTCGTGGAAAAACACTCGACTTTTTCCAATTCGGAAAAGGAAAATCATTCGACTTTTTCCGTTTTCCGAACGACTTCTCCATTATTGCTTATTGCAAACATTCCACTTTCTCGAATATGATTCTTCACCGTTTTTTCCGTCACATCTAAATAACTGGCCAGGCTTTTTACTGTCGGAGTCCCACCAAAACTTTCTGCTTCAAAAGCTTTTTGTAATGCTACTATTCGTTCTTTTTTCAAATCATCCGGTGACTTCTTCTTTTTGAAATTCCGCTGCCAGGCTGGTCCCTGCCCGTCAGGTTCAATATCCTTTAGACTTCCAATATCATCAACGTAATGCACAGGATAATTAAACCAAAGATTGATCGGCGGGAACTTCGGAAACTCACGTAGAGTCCCTTCAATGCGCCACGCTGTACGTTGCCGCACCCGCTGTTTGGCCGCCGGAATCGCCGTTTTCACAAGCTCAATATTAGTATTATTGCCAAGCATCTTATGGCAGTATTCCAACAGTACAGCGCTGCTGCACTCGTCATCCTGCGATAAATCCTGTATATAGGCAGGGTAATATCGTTTTAAATACGCCAAGCACTCGGCGCAAATTACTTTATTTTCTTCCTGCTTCAGTAATTCTTCTGTTGGTTCCAGCTCTATCAAATCAAGCAGTGCGTCAGGATCACGGGCAAATACTCCTGACCCTGAAGCTCTGTCCATAGATTTTTTACTGCCTTGGCCACCCTTTGAATGATGGTGGCAGTAGATCACAGCGCAGCCCAGTTCCGTACAAACCTTATCGAACTGATTACAGAAATGCGCCATCTGGTCAGCACTGTTTTCGTCACCGGTGATGATTTTATAAATCGGATCTATAACGATAGCAATATAATTCTTCTTTGCTGCACGCCTGATCAGCTTCGGCGCCAGCTTATCCATCGGAATCGACTTGCCACGCAAATTCCATACATCGATATTAGACAAATTGCTCGGCTCCCACCCCATTGCCGTATAAACATCCTTAAAACGATGCAAACAACTTGCCCTGTCAAGTTCAAGGTTCACATATAAAACTTTACCCTTTGTACAGCTAAAATTAAGCCACTGACGGCCCTCGGCAATCGCGCAGCACAACTCTATCAAAGCATAGCTTTTGCCTGCCTTAGACGGCCCTGCAATGAGCATTTTATGCCCCTGTCGCAATACATTATCAATCAGCGGTTTTTCCAGCTCCGGTAAATTATCCCAAATCTCACTAATGCTTTCCGGTTCCGGAAGATCATCGTTGACCGCCTCAATCCACTCCTGCCATTCTACAAAGCTGGCTTTGCCGATGTTGGTATCAACTAAAAACTGCTTGTGTCCCTGACGCATCACACCCGGCATTCTGCTGAGCCGCGAAGGATTACGGTTTTGGGTATCGATTTCAAGGCCGTTTTTCTTACAAACAGCGTAAAGATAATCAACACGTTTACGATATTCCGCATAGTCTGCTGCATCGATCCTAACAATAGCATGCAGCGACTTTTTCCCTGAATGTACCAGGCAGGCCACCGGCAGTTCCAGTGTCCGGATAATTTCATTCTGCTTGGCTATATCCATCTTGTCCGATTCGACCAGAGCATACCGAAATTCTGTCACATTGTCGTTTTTCACGCCTTTACCATCAAGAGGATTAAAACGTATCCATGCGCCGCACTCAGGGTTGTAATCGCCAAGCACCCCGCCGATATCACCCTTACATTTATTAAGTAGCTCAATGAGCTGCCCAGCTGTTCTATCAGAACAACCTTTTGACGGTAGATATTTACCGTCTTTTTGCCATGATTCCGTTACATAGCCAACATTTTCCGTACTGTCGAATAAAGTTTCCAGATAAGTTACCAGTTCTTTTACCGGATCCCAGTTTTCCGGGTCCGCTATTTCCTGGCCTTCGATCCAGTTCTTATCAACCAAAACCATATCTTCTTTTTGTCCGATGATATCATCCCATGAAAGTTCATGATCTTCACGCTGCTGTGGCGTCCAGCCGTTATCCTTAGCCATTGCTACGATCGTACCACCCGTTACTGGTACGCTGGTATCACCTCTGAACGTCTCCCATTTTTTTCGACATTCATTTGCGTAGTATCTTCCAGCATCCCGCCGGCTCCAATCATCCCACACGCTCACGCTGTAACCTTCTGCTTTCAACGCCATGCCAACATTGACCCACTCCTGATAATCAAGAACGCTCGGATCGATATAATCAAGCAGCGGCAGCAAATCCAATTTATTCTCCATGATGTTCTCCTTTATTCAGGCTTGTAAATCCGTGGATCAATGCCTGCCGGAATACGCCAGCCACCGGCAGCAATCCTGTCTATTAATTTCTTGGCATGTTCAAAAGACCAGGTCCCGACGTGCTGGAACCCACGACCTTCTAAAAAACGGATCTGTTTCGGTGTTGTAAGTCCTTCACTTCTGCGCTTATCCAAACGATCAAGGATTTTCGCAGCTTTACCGGCATTGTCGATCTCATCCGGATTTATACCAAACTTCTCTAATGTTTTAAGTTGCTTTTCACTGGCCGGGCTCATTTCCCAACCGAATGCTGGTACATAGCTTGACAGATCCTCTGCTTGGATACTCATTTCAAACTGCAGTGGATCCACCAGTTTACGCTTACGCTGTTTCATTGCTGCCAACTGTTTCGCCAAAGCTTCTTCCCGCTGGGCAACAACATCTTCAGAAGCCTGCTTTTCCACTGCTTCCAAATCTAACGGACAAGCTGCGTCCTGTAATGTTTCAGTCATAGCTCTGGCCACATCTTCATTTGTCGCAATCAAATGCGCCGGTCGGCACAGTTCATGGCGTTCTGTATGCCACAGAAAATCAAGCAGCAAAAGTTCTTCTTTGCCCGGTGCCAGCCTCGTACCACGACCCACCATTTGACAATACAAACTCCTGACCTTCGTTGGTCTTAATACCACAATGCAATCAACAGCCGGGCAATCCCACCCTTCTGTCAAAAGCATTGAATTACAAAGCACGTTATATTTACCGGTTTCAAAATCACTCAGCACCTTTGCGCGATCCTCGCTGTTACCATTTACTTCGGCAGCTCTGAAACCGATACCATTCAAAATATCCCTAAACTTTTGGCTGGTCTTGACTAGTGGTAAAAAAACTACAGTCTTTCTATCCATACAAATTTTAGCCATTTCCTCAGTGATCTGATTCAGATATGGATCGAGAGCCGTTCCCAGATCGCTGCTCTTAAAATCACCGGCCTGAGTAGCGACACCTGTCAAATCTAATTTTAGAGGAATAGTCTGAGCCTTGATAGGTGACAGATAACCTTCTTTGATAGCTTTAGGCAGCGTATATTCATAAGCAAGGCTCTCAAAACATTGCCCTAAATTACGCATATCGCCTCTGTCAGGCGTTGCAGTAACACCAAGCACCTTAGCGCTGTCAAAATGTTCCAGCACCTTCTGATAGCTATCTGAAAGTACATGATGTGCTTCGTCGACGATGATCGTATCGAAAAAATCCTTTGCAAATCCGTTTAACCGCTTCTCGCGCATCAGCGTCTGGACAGAACCTACTACCACACGATACCAACTTCCCATACAGGTATATTCAGCTTTTTCCATAGCCGATTTTAAACCTGTAGCCTGCTCGATTTTGTCACAGGCCTGCTGCAGCAGTTCAAAACGGTGTGCTAAGATCAGTACCCGGTCACCTTGTTTAACCTGTTCCTCTGTAACCTTTGCAAAGACTATAGTTTTACCGCACCCGGTCGGCAATACCAACAGGGTGCGGTTTATTCCTTTATTCCACTCGTCAAAAATAGCCTGTTTAGCTTCTTCCTGATATGGACGCAGCTGCATTAGAAAGCTCCGGGCCGAAACGCAGGAGCGGCCTGCGGTTGTCCTTGATATAAGTTTTGTTGCTGCGGTGCTGCCTCAGTAGGTGCTGTTGCCGCTGTATTTTCAGGATCATAAAAGCGTTTAATTTCGTTATACTGCTTACCATCGTGCATGCGGATACCGATCTTGGCCCTGCCCTTTCGACCAACTACCCGCGGCCAATCCATTTTCAAAGGTTCACCATGCTTTTTCAGCCCAATACCGATAAAGAAAGCCGAAATCATGCCTTCCGTCCGAGAATGTAAGAACAAGTTATGCCTGATGCGGGCTTCTCCTTCTGGTGTTTCAACTACCAAAGTGATTACAGCTTTATTACATGGCGGTAACTTTTCGCTGCCTTCATGACGGGCACGTTGAAACTCTAATACCTTAAATTCATAATCACCTTCCGGCAGAATGATAAAACCGGCGCTCTCCTTTTCAATAGTATCGTCCCATCCTAATTCTCTTTCTTCTACGGGTACTGCTTGCCCTAATTGTTCAAATGCCATTGTTTTATTCTCCTTTATCTGTTAAATATTATTTAAACTACATTGAGTTTCTTAAACTTAAAAAGGTATCTCCCTGTTCTCTTTGATCAAAGCAAAGACATTGGGCCAGGCTCCTATCAAACACCCCTGTACAAAATCCTCTGCATAATTTTCAAAAGGTGTTCCCTCGGGATAATAGCCACGCTGGGCCACAACCTTTTGAATTTCTGCAAGCGTTACACCTTCCGACGCCATTAAATCAGCCAATGCTTTTGGCACATAACTTGGAATTACTTTTGACGTTTGTACAGCCACTGTATCACCTGATGCTGTTACAGGGATAAGCGCCGGATCTACAGATATTAGCCCAGAAGGTGTATCTATAATTGCAGTGGCACTAGCAACCGGTGCCA